TCATGCAGGACACGTTACAATGATGAAGATGGAGAAGCAGTTGTGCGACTACCTTATAGTTGCACTTCAGGTGGATCCGACGATTGATAGACCTGGTGTGAAGAATAAACCAGTTCAATCAGTCTATGAAAGGTATGTACAACTACAGGGATGTAAGTATGTTGATGAGATTCTAGTCTATGAGACAGAGGCTGATCTCCTTAATTTACTTCAGACCCAGAACATTGATGTTAGATTTCTTAGTGAAGAATATAAAGATAGAGACTTCACAGGAAAGCAGTATTGTATAGATAATGGTATAGAATTATTTTTTCATCTCAGAAGACACCAGTATTCCTCTACAGAATTAAGGAATAGAGTGTATACATTAGAAAAGAAAAAGAGAGATGAGAAGGTAGAGAGTAATGTAGAACAATATTCACCAGAACTTTTAGAAAAGTATTCGCTTAAAGACAATGATCAAGGTAAGATGTAAGGAGTGTGGTAAGGAAGTAATTTCAAACTCAGCAAGGAGTGTATCATGTGGTTGTCCTAACATGGCTACCATAAATGGTGATAAAGTAACCGCACTTGACTTAAATAAGGTAGTCATGATAAGTTCTAATCAAGAACCTAAACCTGACGGATTCACTTCACAAGATCTTGCATGGCAGGAACAACGACGAAAACGAAAAGTACGCAAACTAAACTTCGAGGTTCGATGACTGAAGAAACCATCAAGCAAATTTGCTATACCAAAGAAGAAGTAGACTCTATGATTGAGTTTGCTGTAGAAGAGGCAAGAAGAATTGATGAAGCTTCTATGGCAAAGCACAATAGAGAAGCAACTGTTATCAGTATGATTCTTGGGTTTACTTGTCTTGCATTATTTGTTGATGGTCTTCTTAGAATTTTAGGAATCATTCCACCATTCATGCACCTTGATGTAAACATTATTGATAAGGTAACTGATAGAGTGGAGACAGATGTTATAGATAAGATACGACAAGTACCACTTAAAAGATTACTTAATCGATGAATCCAGTAACAGACATAGTTTTTTCAATCACATGGATACTTCTTTTGGTATGGGCTATTCGTTCTGTTGTTTCGGGATGGAGATCTAAACCAGTTAGGAATTACAATGCTGGTACATGGACTACTGAAGTAACAAAGAGAATTCATCCTGAGATGCAAGATGTTGAACCTGGTGAGCAATTATTGGGGGTAACATTTGAAAGGAAAACGGAATGTGATATAGAAGAGTATAGAGATCTACAAAATCGTATTGAAGAATTGAAAGCAGAATTAGAAGACCCTTGGGAAGATGATGATGACGATGATGGTGATGTTCCTGCAATTATAAAACGATGAGAACACAAAACAAAGAAAATTATTATTATATCTTCTGGGTAATAGCGATGGTTGCTTTTATTGTTCCCCAGATATTCACTGCTATTGCCTATATGAAACTTGCTGAGATTCTTGATAAACCCATTCAGGTTGAACTCGTAAGTCCATTAAAACTAAGGTTGTAAAATGATTTTTTTAATTTCACTAATGTCCTTTGCCAATTTTGTATTTTATCCTCTAGTGATAGGATTCTTTATTGCATTGATCATAGAACAAATCTTTAGAGCACAAGACAAAGCACCTCAAGTGCTTAGATCTATGGCGATTAGAAAATACTTTTGGAGACAAGCATGGTTGTTTAACATAATATGGTTTGTAGGGTACTTTATACTACTCATAGTAAATAGACCAGGAGCACAGGCCATGCCTGATATGATCTGGCAAGGATAGGGGTTGACTTTTTTTTCTTTGTCCATTATAATACCTGAGTAATCAATCAAAGCAATGACGCTTACTTCAAAGTTCAAAAAAGACATAGGCACTCTTCGAGCTGCTGCAAATAAAGAAATCTTTTTGGATGTAAAGAATCCAAAACTCTATAAAAAAGTCAAACGTTATTATGTTGGTGAAGGGTTGGTAAATCTTTCAGGGGAAGATCCAGAAGCAGATTATGAAGCAATAGTTGAATGTCTTTTTGAAGACCTAGTAGGAGTAATATAAGATGAATATTATTATGGAACGGTATCCTTACCGTTATGTTGAAGTAGGAATCTTGGAGAATGGTAAACCTGATTTCCGTATTCAAAAGGAAGACCGTTATACAAAAAGGTATAATGATATGTACCT